CTAGCCGCACCTACCTCATTGTCAGAAATGTCAGCAATGTCTTTAACGGTGTTCAACCCGCCGCTAAAGTCATTTAATTGGTACAGTCTTTTAGGCACTACTTACCTTTGAATAATCCCTCTATAACGTCTGTTACAACGTCTACCATCTTTTCAAAGAAGATTTGCTCTTTTTCTTCAGATACGAAAGGGATGTCAATCTTTTTGTTGATTGCAGTAGCAATGCTCTCTGACATCTCATCTGATGCAAGGTGATTGATTGCCTCTTCTTTCATCTTATCTGCCTGCTCCTCTGCAAGCTTTACTAACATTGATTTAATATCCATTACATTAACCTCATTATTGCGTTGATTACGATTGGAAAAGTAACTAAGGCTACACTACCCCAGACTTGCATCTTTGCTATGCCTGTTTCGTGCCTTTCCACTTTGCCATTTAACTTATCTAAATGTTTTTCAATCCTATTTAAAGTAGAGTATATGTTTTTTAATCTTTCATCGTGCTTTACCAGCACTTGGTATATATCTTTATTTTCCATCTTCCTGTCCTGTTATGCTATGGAACCTACCACCATTTTTCGGTAACTCTTTTTTAATTACCATTGTCTTTAAAGATTCGTTGGGAACCGCCATCTTAATCGTCCACCTGCCATCTCCGTCCTTCATATAGAAAACAGTTTTTCTAATTCCCATACGAACAATTCTAGCAGGCCGTTCTTCTGGGCCCAAATATACAACGTCATCTTGATTAAAATCATTCCCAATAAAAACCATAAGACCTTCGTAGACATTAAGAATGAGTCCCTTAAAGATAGATATGCCCAAATACGCAAAAGCCAGCCATACTGCTTTTCCGAATAATTCTTCTGCAATAATCTGAAACTCATTATGATTCATTTCCGCTTCTTCTTACCCCAACTAAATGGGTTTAGATTTAACTCTTTTTCGTAAAATGCTACCTTCTGTGCTAGTTCTTCCCTTTCCGCTTTTTCTTCAACAATATGTTTACTAAGTAAGTTTTCAATTTGTTCATCCGCAGAAGCCACTTTATTTTCCAACGCCTTGATACGACTCTCAATCTGCCAATAACCATAGACCAATACTGCCACAAGAACACATCCCTGAGCAAGCCATTTAAGATTAATAGATACAATGGCGTTATCATCAAGAACGGTAGCACGATAGCTTCTGGCGGTATCCGGCTTTCCACTCATTTCACCACGTCTTCAAACTGGTGATGTATCCAACACCAATTAGATGTTTCATACACCCTGCCATGATAGTAATGCAAGACTGAATCAATCCCCATTACTTCTATAAATACTGTATTTGCAACCGTATCCTGCGGTGTGATCTGATAGCCTCCTACGCTCCAACCGTGACTGCACCCTCCTGTCATACTCATACACAACAGGAGCCCCATAACTCGTACTAACAACTTCATAACCCTTTTTAATTACTTTTTTTATTACTTGACCCATAGCGTTATTTTTAATTTTGCTATTCTTACTTAGAACCAAAGACCTTTGAGAAAAAACCCTTCTTCTTTTTTTTGCCTTTACTTTTAAGCTTTTTACCTTTCTTCTTTTTTTTCTTTTTTATCTCTTCGCTCATCGCCAACTGGTCGTATTGAACAGAATCAGAAGGCGTTCCACCTATAAAAGAAAAAGCAATTAAGAAAGCCATTATCTTTTTCATATCTATACCTTTATATGTTTTGAGACTTCTTCATCTCCAGCCATCATTGGAACTATCCTTGATAGCAACTCTGATTTAGTTTCTGAACTAGAGTATGAAATACCTCGTTTATCGTAAAAATCTTGTATCTCTGCCTTTGCATTGTCCATTGTAGGATAGTCAGACTGTGACGTAGCCACACAGTTAATAAGATGATGATGTCCGAGGTCTAACCTACCATGACCACCACCATGACTATCGTCACATTCATCAACATAGGCCTGTTCAATGGTTGCCCAGCTATCGCTTCTCTGGACAACATCGCCGTCTACAACCAAGAAGTATTTATATCTAGAAGGATAAGTCAGGGTCTCAGTCGTACCATCTGGGTATGTCTTTGTCCTAGTTGCACCGGGAGTTGTGTTTCTGTATAGTCGCAAATAATGACCCTGAGAACTTTTCCTTATAAGCATTAGTCTTCTTTAACCTCTTCTTCAGATTCTAATGATTCTTTCAACATTTTAACAAATGCATCGTGACCTACTCTAAGTTGGTCTGCAATAAAACCATTAGATGCCTGTTTGTTTTGTATATCTTTTATATGGTGATACATCATTTGTTGTTTTTCAGTTAATTCCTCGACAATATACTCTTTACCATCAAGATTAATAACTGGCTTTTCTTTTTTTTCTTTAGCCATTATTGACTCCTTGTTTAGTTAACAATTACAATCTTTACATTTACAGCATTTACACATATTACTTACCTTCTAATTCTTTTACCCTTGCAGATAATTCTTGTATTGCTTTTACTAATGGTATAATTAATTCTGCTTCTCCAAGTTCTTGCATTGTATCAGCGTTTTCTTTCCAGACAGGAAACTCAGAATGTCCAGCTTTATCCATAGCTTCTTTTACTTCTTGAGCAATAAATCCATAATTAACTCTATCTGGATTTTTTCTTTTTGTTTTTGTTTCATTGTAAGAATCAAATTCTTTTGGATATTCGCTTGGTGCTTTTTTCTTAAATGTGACAGTGCGTAAATCATTTATAAAATCAAGACCTAATGTATTGTCTTTTATATCTTTTTTAATTCTTTTATCAGAAGAATGTGTCCAAGTAGCATTTGTCCCAAAATCATTAGTAATAAAATCTGAATCAACACCTATTCTTATTGTTTCAGTTCCCGCACCAGCTACAGCGTGTAGACCAGCTTTTAAAACTATTTCATCATTAACATTTACAGCAGAAGGGTCAGCCTGTTGCCCTATCAAAGTGTTGCCACTTCCTGTTGTAAGAATATCTCCACTACCAGCTCCTAATGCAACATTGTTTACTCCAGTTTGCAAAGCCTGTAAAGAATTTTGTCCTACAGCCGTATTGAATCCATCATTATTAGCTGGGTTACAAGTTTCTAAAGCCTGATGCCCAATAGCTGTATTGCAATCTCCTTGAGTATTTGACCCCAATGCCCCTCTTCCAAATGCTACATTAGCTACACCATCAGTAACAGCAGTCATAGCTGTGTATCCAATTGCGACATTTGAATTTCCAGTAGTCAAAGATGATAAAGCTTGATAGCCAATAGCTAAATTTAAAGTTCCACTTGTACAAGCTGTAAGTGCATCTCTTCCGATAGCAATCGTTCCTGTTTGATTATTATCAGCTGTAGCATCCAATGCAAAAGCTCCAATAGCAATATTATCATTTACTACTTTATCATTACCAGCAAATGCTCCAGCAAGTAAAGCTTGTTGCCCGATTGCAATATTGTTATCAGCACTTGCACTTGCGTTAGCTCCTTCATTTAAACTTGCCATTGATTCATGACCAATAGCTACATTTCCAGTTTCACCAAACGCCGCTGAACCAAGTGCATTTCTACCAATAAGACAGTTTTTTTCTCCTGTTTTTAAAGCATCACCTGAACCTCGACCAATTCCAATATTATCACTTCCTGTAGTTATAGAAAAAAGAGCATCTGCACCAACAGCTACATTAGAATCACCAGTAGTGATGCTTCGCATAACCGCAAATCCAATTCCAGTATTACGCTCTGCCGCACCAATATTACCAGAACCCATTGCTTCTTGACCAAAAATTGTATTATGGTCTGCTCCTACATTACTTGATTGTTGCCAAGCATTATTTCCAAATATTGTATTGCCTGTGTTTCCACCATCATTATTCGATAGTGAGATTATGGAGTTGGAGTCAATAACAAGCCTATTAGTTGAGCCAGTAAAGTCTGTCCCACTTCTTGATGCAGTTCTGTATGTGAGCGTTCCATCATCATAAGCAAACATACCTAAACCATCTCCAGATGATTCGTGACCAGTATCTTCAAAAACCAATAATGATTGAGTCGAGTTGCTTATAGTTAATACTGTTTTAGTACCACTCCCAGCAATGGGATCATCAGTTCCTATGCCGACAGTTCCTTCTTTATTAATAGCCATC